CTACTGGCTTTAACTCATCAACTGGCTTAACTGCTGCACCTACAGGTGGAAGTGATAGAGATCTTACAGAAACTATTTTAAAGACTGTAATTCAAGAAGTTTACACTGCTGGTGGAGATCTTGATATGTTAGTAGTACCGCCAAAAGTAAAACAAGTAATATCTGGATTTAATGCGAATACAACTCGTTTTGGTCCTGCTGAAGCAAGAACTGAATATGCAGCTATTGACGTATATTCTTCTGACTTCGGAGATATCAACATTGTTCCTAACAGAGTAATGGCAACTACTGATGACAAAGCTTGTTTCTTAATCCAAAGCGACATGATCGCAGCGGCTTACTTAAGAGATTTCACAATGAGTGAACTAGCAAAAACTGGTGACTCAGACAGAATGCAACTATTAGTTGAGTGGACTCTTGAAATGAGAAATGAAGCGGCACACGGTGTCATTTTAGATATCAACCAATAAGAGTAACTAGGGGGAGGCTTTATGCCTCCCTCTTTTATTAAGGATAAATTATGTATTACAAATTAAGTGGAGTAGTTCAAAAAGTAGACTACACAGCAAGTGCTGCAAATAGTTCTGCTATTTCAGATCAAGTAAGATATGTTAGATTATATGCAACTACAGATTGTTTTATTACAATTAGTAATCCTGCTGTAAGTGCTACAACAGCTAAAACACCATTAGCTGCAAAAGATTATGAAGTATTTAAAGTAACTGCAGGAAATATTATATCTGCTATTCGATCTGCTGATAATGGTTCATTATATATTTCAGAGTTAACGGAGTAGATATGACAACAAATAAAAGTCCAAGTACGTTTAAAGTAAATATTAATCATACAGTAGCTGTTGCTGATTCTTCTGCTGCAAACAGTACAGCGTTTAATAGTGAAACTAGAGAAGTTAGAATTGTTTGTACTGTAGATTCTTATGTAGAGTTTGGTTCTTCACCAACTGCTGCATCATCAAGTTTAATTATACCTGCTTATACACCTGAATACTTTAGGGTTGCACCATCTACTAAGGTAGCATTTCTTAGAGTAGGATCAGTTACTGGAACTGCAAGAGTTACAGAACTAACACAATAAATGTTAAAGTTTTCCATTAGAGGACAAGATCGTTATAGAGATCGTAGAACAGATGTTCCTAATGAAGTTTTACAATTAGAAGATAGAACCTATTTATTAATGGAAGAAGGATCTAACCTTAGATTAGAACAAGCTGTAGGTACTGTATTTAGTGGTACACCTATTAATGTTGATTCTGGTGAATGACTTTTGAAGAGCTTGTAAAATTATTAAAAGTAAAAGAAAAATCTTCTCAACAAAAATCTAAGAATAAAGAAAGAAACAAAGTTTTAAGAAAGAGAGTAAAGAATGGCTGATAGTAAAATTTCAGAGTTGAGTGCATTAACTAGTCCTGCCAATGATGATGAATTTGTAGTAGTTGATACTGATGCTGGTACAACAAAACGAATAACATTTTCAAATTTAAATTCATCTATATCTGCATCTGTTGCTGCTGATGATATTGCAACTGGTGATGCTGCTGTTACTATAGCAACAAGTTCTGGAAATATTACTATTGATGCGCAAGCTGGTGATACTGATATTATATTCAAAGGAACAGATAGTTCATCAGATATTACAGCATTAACATTAGATATGTCAGAAGCTGGAGCTGCTGCATTTAATTCTACAGTTACTGCTACAGGATTTATAATTGGTAGTGCATCTATCAATGAAACAGAATTAGAAATACTAGATGGAGCTACTCTCTCTACTACTGAATTAAATTATGTCGATGGTGTTACTAGTGCTATCCAAACACAACTTGATAGTAAATCACACATTAATTATAACTTAACTAAAACTGGTAACTATACTGCTGTTGCTGGTGATAAAATATTATGCGATACTTCAGGTGGTGCATTTACAATTACACTTCCTGCCAGTCCTAGTGCTGGTGATGAAGTTCATGTACTTGATGCAACTGCATCTTTTGATTCCAATAACTTGACAGTAGGTCGTAACTCAAAGAAAATACAAGGAGCTACTAACGACTTAACTATAACAACTCAAAATACTGGTATTGGTTTAGTATTCTACAATGATACTTATGGTTGGAGAGTTCTAGTTGACGCTTATGATGTTGATGTAACGGAGCTATAATATGAGTGATATTTATAATCCTAACCAAGATATACATGTAGATAAAGCTACTAGAAAGTTAGTAGTAAAACATACACAAGATACTACGCCTATATTACAAGCAAATAAAATATCTCGTAATCATAGAGCGTCAGAACAAAAAGGTGAATTTCAAAGAATAGCTCAAATACCTTTAATAGCATTACAAATTAAGTGCAAAGAATTATTTGGACATTCAAATTGGTGGAAAATACATAAAGATGATCAACGTGCTATTATAAAAAAAATGATAAATAGTAACGAATTTGAAAACTTTAGAGTAGGAGATAAAAAACTATAATGGCTTTAAATAATTATGCAAACTTACAATCTTCTATTGCTAATTGGTTAGCACGAGATGATTTAACTACAGAGATACCTGATTTTATAGCTCTTTGTGAAGCAGAGTTTAATAGAGAACTAAGAATTAGAAATATGGAGACTACTGCTACAGTCACTATTAATGCTGAACAAATAGCACTACCTACAGGATTTTTAGGAGTAAGAAGTTTCTTCCTTAATAATAATGGTAAAACTAAATTAACCTATATTACACCATATCAACAGTTTGATACGCAAGGCTCAAGTCGAGCAGGAACACCTCAAGCATATAGCATTGAAGGCTCTAACTTTCGTTTCAGTCCTACCCCTGATACAAGTTACACAGCAAACCTTGTGTACTTCAAGGCTTTTGACTCTCTGTCAGCAAGTACGACTACAAATCATATACTCACCAATCATCCTGCTGTATATTTATATGGCAGTTTGTATCATGCAAGTAATTTTATTAGGGGTATTGCACCAGATACTGTTGCACAATGGAGACAGTTATTTATTGAAGCAATCAATCAAATTAAACATATGGATGAAACAGAAAAACATAATGGATCACCATTGATACAAAGATCAGGAATTAATATTAACAATTTAGATAACGTATAATGCAAGTACCTTTTGGAGAATGGCTACCTGATTTACCAGACCACACTAATCCTGGTGCAACACAAGCCTTAAATGTATATCCTGCTGTAAATAGTTATAGACCCTGGAAATCTATTACTACTACTAGTGGTAATGCTTTAACAGCAAGAGCGCAAGGAGCAGCATCATTTAAATCAGATACAGGTGTTATTTCTATATTTGCTGGTGATGCTACTAAGTTATATAAACTAACATCTAATGCTTTTGTAGATGAAAGTGGTGGCACTACATTCTCTACACCTACTGATGGTCATTGGGATTTTATAAAATTTGGTGAGGTTGTTATTGCTTTTAATGGTGATGATGCAGCTCAAGCATGGACATTAGATGGATCAACTGATTTTGCTGCACTTGGAGGATCACCTCCTATATTTAAACACGCAGCTGTTGTAGGCAACTTTGTAGTTACAGGATATCAACCAACTGCACAAACAACTGTAGCCTGGTCTAGTTTTAATAGTCCGACATCTTGGACTGCTGGAACTAATCAATCTGATACAGAAGTTTTACCTGAAGGTGGAACTATTACTGGTGTTACTGGTGGACAGTATGGATTAATATTCCAAGAATCTCGTATTACTAGAATGGATTATAGAGGTGGTAATGTTATCTTTTCATTTAGAAGAATAGAAGATAATGTAGGAGCAGTACAAGGTAAGAACGTAATTAAAGTTGGAAACCTTGTATACTTTTTATCTGAAGATGGGTTTAGAGTTACTGATGGTTCATCATCTAAGCCTATTGGTAATGGTAAAGTAGATCGTTTCTTTTTAGATGATTTAAAGTTTGCTAAACGAGAAAGAGTAAAAGCAACTGCTGATAGAGAAAACAAGTTAATATGTTGGTCTTATCCATCTAAAACAGGAACTAACTCTGATACACAAAATGATAAAATACTTGTATATCATTATGAATCTAACAGATGGTCATTAGTAATTATAGATCATGAGTATATGATAGATTATCAAACTCCTGGCTACACATTAGAAGAACTAGATGATTATCCAACATCAGGTGCAAATGATTTAGATGCAATTACTATTTCATTGGATAGTGCATTCTGGTCTGGTGGGCTTAGATCATTTGGTGTATTTGGAACAGATCATAAACTAGGAGCTTTTCAAGGTAACTCATTAAAAGCTGAAATAGGTACAGGTCAAACAGAATTATTTCCTAATAGTCGTTCTATGATTACACATGTACGACCTATTATAGATACTGATGATGCTACAGGATCATTAACTTATAAAAATAAAATAGCTGATACTTCAGCAACAACAAGTGAAAATGCAATGCATTCTACTGGAACAATACCATTCCATAGATCTGCACGATATTTTAAATTTAACATACAAGTTCCAGCAAACAAAGAGTGGAATGATGCACAAGGACTTGATATAGAAGCTACAAACGAAGGATATAGATAATGGCACTTTTAACAAACCCAATGACAGCAGATTTACAACAACGTATTCAAAATACTAGTTTTGGTAGTCCTGATTATTTACAAGGGTTTCAAGGTACAATGCCTACCTGGCAACGTAACATGATTATGAATAATTATATGCCAGGCTTACTTACACCTGAAGGTACAAATGCACCTGTTGATCAAGCAGGAATACCAGATTACAGAGGTTATACTCCAGGAGTACCACCACAGTTTACACAAAATCCAATAGTTCCATTAACAGCTGCTGCAACAGAAAACTTTAATAATTTGCTTAGAGGCGGTGGTGGAGAAAGAACTCCAGGCAGTCCTAATTATGCAGGACCAGGAGTTTCTACAGAATTTGTTGGTGATAATGCTTTTAGAATTAATGCTGATGGCACAGTATCAAAATTAGATCCTGATTCTATAGATTATAAGTTAGCCAACTTTATGAATACTATTACTGGTTTTAGTCCAATGAGTTTAGCAAAAAAAGGTTTAGGTTTAGATCCTGATGCTGATTATAAAGAAACATTAGATGTAATGCAAAGAGTACAAAACAAATATGGACAAGATGTAGCTAAAGATTTTAGAAATAAAGCATTCCCAGGTAAACCTACAACAGGTGCTGAAGGAACTGGATCTGGACAAGTTGGAAGTACAGGACCAACAGCTAGAACTGGTAATACTCCAACTGGAAGTATAAGAGATAGTGGAATGGTAAGAACCTCTCCTAATCAAGGACCAGCAGGTGGAGGTGGAGGAGGTGGAGGAAAAAGCAGTCCTTCAGCTAGTGGTGAAAAAAGTGGTAAAGCTTCTGGATCTGGAAAAGTTGGAAGTACTGGTCCTACTGGTCGTAGTCGTGGTGGCTGGTAATGGCTAGTAAACAAAATTTAGAATATGTTTACAACTATCCTGCATATACTTTACAGGGTATACTATTATCTACATATGAATATCAATTAATATCAGAGGATATTACTAATCAATTAGTAAGATATCATAACTCTGAAAATCAGGAGGTAGTATCATGGTTTCTTGCGTAAATTGTAATCATGAATGTCATTGTAGTAACAATGGACAATGTGCTGTATGCAAATGTTCTAACTGCGAACATGAAAACGCATTAGATGAATTTTGGAAAAGAGTAGAAGATGGCTCACACATACAAGAATAGTAAAGTTGATTTAACAACTACTGATGATACTTCATTATATGTAGTACCAGCAGATACAACATCTGTTGTAAAATCTATATTAGTATCTAATGATGATACAAGTAATGCATGTCATATAACAGCTACATTATTAAATACTTCTAATGATGTATTTAGTTTATTTAAACAAAAAAATATAACAGCTAAAACAACTGAAGAACTATTGACTAGTCCATTAGTTATGAACACAGATGAAGATTTAAAATTTCAAGCAGAAAATGCTAATGATCTTCATGTTATAATTAGTTATTTAGAAATTACATGATTAAAGCTATATTAATACCTACAGAAAATGTAGAAGAAGCATGGAGTCTGGTGGATAAACATATTGCTATGGCATTAGAAAGATCAGGAGAACACTTTAATAGTTCAGATATTAAAGCTAATTGCTTAGATGAAAGTATGCAACTTTGGTTAGGCTGGGATAAAGATGCAGAAGAATCACATTATTGCACAGCTATTACACAAATATTAAAAAGACCAAACTCAAGAGTATGTAATGTATTTATTGCAACTGGTCGTGAAATGAAAAAATGGGTACATGTCATGGATGATATAGCCAAATGGGCTGATACACAAGAATGTACACATGTAGAATCATGGGCTAGACCTGGATGGGAAAGAGTCCTTAAACAATATCAATTTAAAAAAACACACGTTTTGCTAGAAAGGAAACTATAATATGTCAGGTGGAGGCGGAAGCGGAGATACAATTATTCAGGAAAATCAGGTATCACCTTATGAACCATCAGAACAGTATTTAAAGAATATACTATCTGAAGCATCAAACTTATATCAATCTGGAGCTGGTTCACAATATTATCCTGGATCAACAGTAGTACCTTTTGCATCACAGACGCAAGCAGGTTTACAAGGATTAGAAAATTTATCTCGTAATCAATTATCTGGATCACCAATGATGCAACAAGCTGGAAATGTTTTTTCTGGTTTTGCTGCTGGACAAGCACCATCTGTTTTTGGTGGTAATGTAGGAGCTGGTGGACAATATTCAGGAATTCCTACACAAACTTACAGTGGTATGGCACAATTATCACCACAACAAGCTTATTTAGGTGATGTTAGATCAGCTATAACAAGTGATGTTATGGGAGATGTCCAATCACAATTTGGTGGTATGGGTAGAACAGGTAGCAGTCCTGCTGCACAAGCAGCAGCTGCAAGAGGTGTAGCTCAAGCTTATGCTCCTATAGCAACTCAAGTGAGTGAAGCAGAAAGAAATAGGCAACTAGGAATGCAACAAGATGCATTAGCTAGAGCGCAATCTGCTAATCAGTTTCAAACTCAATCTATGATGGGTATGCAAGGAGATCAGTTTAGAAGGCAACAAGCGGCTGATATGTTAAATGCACAACAAATGCAAGCTGCTAATCAATATGGTCAGCAACAACAATTAATGGCTGCTGGTCAATTACCTGGTATGCAACAAGCTGCTGATGCAAGAGCTATGGCTGGAGCGCAAGGACTTGCTGGTGTTGGAGGTGCTTTTGAAGATCTACAAGGCAGATTCCTACAAGAAGATTTACAACGATATCAATATGAACAAATGTCTCCATACAATAGGTTAGCACAATACGCAGGTATTGTATCACCTATAGCATCTGGATTCCCAATTACACAACAAGCTGCAGAACAACCACGTTATAATGCTCTTACAGGAGCTTTAGGTGGTGGACTTGCTGCTGGTTCTATATTTGGTGGTAATCCATACTTTGCAGCAGGTGGAGCATTATTAGGTGGACTTGGAGGGTTCTTTTAATGGCTATAGATTTTTTTAAAAATACATTTAATCCAACTGGACAAGGAACTATGTTTGGTAGTCAAAATCAATCAAACTCATTTTATGATTATCTTGGAAATAAAACAGGACTTACTGATGAAGGTATGTTTGATCTAACATCTGCTTTAGGTGATAAAGAAAAAGCACCTGAACTTATAAAAGCATTTCTTGAATATCAGGGAGAAAAACCTGAACAAAGTAAAATAGATCAAATGATGGGTAATTCAGGTTTTATTATGGGTTTATCATTAATGCAACAAGCAGCTTCTGGTAAAAATTTAGGTGCTGCATTAATGCCTGCTGCTGAAACAACTCAAGGATTTATAACAAATCAAGAGTTGAGAGCGCAAAACAAAAGATTAATGAAAACTAAAGAAACTGGTCAAATAGTAGAATTGTTACAAACATCACAAGATTTACAAAAAGGTGATATTGATATTGAATCAAGTAAAATTGGTATAGATTTATTAAAACAAGATTTACAATCTAAGAAATATGGAAATATTATGCTTGGTATTGATGCTAACAGTTATTACGATAAAAATAAATTAAATATGTCTAACTTAGAAACAGATGTAGCAAAAAATAAAGTAAGCTTAGAACAAGCTGAAATTATTCTTAAATATGCTGATAAAAATCAAAAGATTGATTATGCATTTAAAGAAAAGAATCTTAAAGGTTTAGATATAGATCAACAACAAGCTTTAGAAAATTTAGATGCATCTATTATTGCTAATGACTTTAAAGAACATCAATTTAATAAATCTTTAGATAAAGATAAAGCATTTGAAGAATATGTAGATTCAATGAATTTATCGACAAAACAAAAAGCTAAATATAAAGCTATTGGAATTGAAGGTATTGGAGATATAAAAGATGCAGGTAGTCATTCTGCTGAAACTTATAATTTATATGATAGAGTTGTAAGCACTAAATCTTTAGGTTGGATAGATAGTTTGGGTGTATCAGATCAAGATGAAATTGATATTAAAAACGCAAT